CTGTTTATCGATAGCAGGCGAGCTAATGTACGTCTCTAATATTCTATCGTTATACCACTCTGGTCGATAGACCTGCCACTTGGTATCTTTAGCGTCTGCCACAACCCACTAGTATATATGTATATATAAATAAAATAATCTTTCCGGAAACTAAGGTTTCATTTTGTTTGCAACGCGTATTACCTCACCTTCAAACTTACCCACACCCTCTTGAAGTGCTGGTCGCAAAAAAGGACGAGGCTCTGCAAACGGTTGATTTTCATATATCTTCTTGGCCACTGGAAAAGGCAACCCCGATGAAGAACCCCATGGAGGAAATGGACTGTATCCCCCATACTCTATTATTGCTGACGCTGGATGACTTGCCCCCAATGTAAGGCTAACTGTATTATCTGAAGTTGCCACTATTACCTTTAAAGTATCAGCTATGCTTCCAGTTCGTCTTTTTAATTTTTGATACACTTTATCTTTAGCATCATTTAAAATTTCATCTGCAACATTGTTTGCCGCAGTTTCAAGAATGTCTACGTAGTTCTTTTGTTTTTTATAAAAGTTAATAGTTCTAACAAACGTTGACATATCAAATGTTAAAGTCATTACATATAAGATGCAACTTCTTCAGGAGATGCATCCCCATACTTTTCTTTCCACTTTCTATTTACTTTATCTTCTACTCTCTTTCTCATTTGCATTCTTAATATCATATCGCGTTGTCGCTTTTCTTCGCCCTTGTTATTCCAAGCACGCTCATGCTCACACTCTGTACAAAATCCATTTGACATCATTCTTACCCTAGATTCACTCGCACTACACTTCTTGCAATTCTTCACGGCTTTAATGCCCCTACTTCGGGTTTTGAATCTGGCATCACTACTGCCGTCTCATCTGGTAACTTCAAATTACCATCCTTATCTAAAGTAGCCTTAATTCCTAGCTTGTTTAACACTGTAAGTATATTGGCCTTCTGTAACATGTTAGCCAAACTAGTAGCCTCGTTCTTTACATTGATATCTCCGAACTTAACCTTCCATGTTTTAATTCCCATCAATCGCATCAACGGTCTAAGGAATCCCATTTCCAAACATTGCTGCGTTTCTAACACCGTTCTGTCAAAAAGAGAAATCTGCTCCCCTTCTGAATTTAATCCACCTACTCCTGCGGTACTTCCGGTTACAATAGGCATCACTCCATAAGCTGCGTTTATGTCGTTGTTAATGCGCTCCATATATGGTAACGCCATCAACTCATCCATGTTAGGCATAACGGGCACAAACTTAGCCTGACCGCTTCCAGTGCCTTCCCCCCTACTACTAATAATAGGAACAAAGTTCGGATTGCGTCTTGTCTCCTCTGCTATGTACTCTCCCAATCGATTCAATGATTCCTCATCATGACCGGGAATATCTAGAAAACCTTTTGGAGGTCTTTCTAATTTATAAATCTTATTCTGAAAATTCTCAATAGCCAATGCAGTTTCAATCTTCTTAGCAAGGCCAATAATAGGTGATTGACCATACAACCTAGCATTTGCACTGTATTTGTTAAAATGTATTATTTCATCCCTTGCAAATGGAATCTTGTCTTCATCCTGACCTGCATCATAAAAATAAGCAATCGGTACCGCGTCAAACCCACCTTCGCCCTTTTGATTCTTCTCTAACGGTTTTCGAGTAACTACATCAAAATATTCGTCCTTCTTAAACTTACCATACTCGTCAACATGAAATCTCATCTGCTTTGCGTCTTCTACCCAAAGTTCTTTAACTATCTTATCATCACTACCCTGAATCCTATCATACACAACACTTACCCAACAATCATCAAACACTTCTACCTGACGTATCATTGCTTTAAAAAATTCTGATGCCGTGATATCTGCATTACCACCACTAGGGTCCCTAAGTAATACCTCTAACATATTTCGCTCTTCTTTGTCACCCTTGTCGCCAACTGCGTGGTATTCCCACCCTTTAGCCACTGACTGGGACGCGATTCGAGTGATAACCGTGCGAAGATGAGAATACCTGTCAGCCAACTGTTCTAGATAATTTTGGTCCACTGGCGGGAGTATCGAATCCTGAAATGCTCGATTCGAACCTGCTGCACCATATACTGGAGTCCTTGCCTCCTTCATTACATTAGCTGTGTTTCTCTCTATCAATTCCTCTAACGCTGAGCGCTTGCGCACTGGCTTGCTGCGAAATCTATCGAAGAATCCCAAGTTGTATTGCCTCCACTGTATTAATTATCTTATTAAGCTTTTCCTTCTTCTGAATTACATCTAAACTCTTCTTAAGTCTTCGACTCCAACTCTGACCTGCATTACCACCCATCATCTTCCACATTATCAATCCCTTACTTGGATTCTTCTTGTTATTAAAATTCTCAGCAGGAGGGTCTACTTTCTCATGCCTTCTGTAATATGTATCTATACTTACCGCAGTCTTGTATCCTATATCCTTCTGATAACGTAATTTTTTGTTAATTCTCTTCGTAACTGCACCACCACCATAACCATGCATCGCTCGTAAATCTCTACCCTGTAACGCCTGTTTCTTTACGCCACTAGGTATTCTGTAACGGTCTCGCTTATCGCCCACGGTACTCCCGAACATATCTTCTGAGTATTGGTTCTATTAAGACGCCCGTCGGAACATTCTCCGCCTTAGCAATCTCCTTAAGACTAGATTTCGTATCATCACTAATCCCGTAAATCTCCAACCTTGTTCGCTTTTTCATAGATGGTTGGATACCATGGATATACTCAATGTATATAAACTTTCCTATAAATAAGACCAATTAGCATAAGCCAACCCTTTCTTGTTCATTCCTTTTATCGCCAACTCACACATCCATAAAGCCATCACCGCATCTGGTGTGTGACCCTCCAATCTTCCATTCTTACCATAAACTAACCGACTCAAACCATCCGTCAACTTCCTAGGACCCGGACGACTCGCCTCCCTTATTTCCTTCTTCCACGGAATCTGGTATCTCTCCTTTTCAAACTCCAAGGCCAACCCCGGAATGCCCACGTCATGACTGTGCTTCTCTCGCCCCGTATTGTGCCCCTCAACAGGTAACCCCGCCAACTCGCTCGCACTATGGACAACAAGTCTCTGATACCCATTAGATTCTATCATGATTGTATCGGGATTAAAACGTTTCGCCAACTCTCTAACTCTTAACACCTGAGTCTCCAACCAACCACTGCCCTTTGCCATCACCTTGCCTGTCCAACTATACAAGAGCCTACGATGCTCCGTACGCTTATTATAAGCCACAAGAACGTAGCTTGTCTCATCATTCTGACTGTTCATACCCACTGCCAAGTCAACACCCATTACGACGATTGTATCCTCATCGTACTCTGGCAACCCCATGTCCAACTTATCATCCAAACATCTCTGAAGAACTTCGTAAGGTATCACCGCACTCTCTGGGTCCAACGGATTTAACATGTACTCTGACTCAAATGCCCGACTACCCATCGTTTCTTTTTCCTTGTCCAACCTTTCCTGATTCCAATACTCAGGCCATCTAGGTTTTCCATCCTCCTTCAACGCAGCATGACGTATCGTCTTCCACTCTTTACTTTCGGAAACCCAATCTGTCACATCTCCTACCCTTTTTTGAGTTCCTACCAATAACATTTGAGAATTTGGAAGACGCATCGGCATCACAACCCGCTGAATGTAATGAATTACCTTATCATCTGTTAAATTTGGAAACTCCTGAAGAACATCGTCCAGAATTATCATATGAACGTGAGGACCCTCAAGCGCTTTACCAATACTTGCGCCGTGAACCCTACTGCCATTGTTGAATCTCTTAGCACCCTTGCGTATTGTCACCTTCCTATCGTCCGACTTCTCTAAATAATTACTGAGACGCCAACTTCGCTTACACAATTCCTCAAACTGCTCCAACTTGTCCCAAGCTTGCTCCAACGTTGCAGAAATATACAACGCTCTGAAATTTGGCTGCTTATGCATGTAATATGCTAGCACACACAACCCCCATGTAGTCTTCAAATGACCCCTTGCGCAAATTATTGCAGTGTAATCCCCATCTGTAAACGCATCTTCCCATTGCTTGTGCATCTCGCCCAACGGAATGTAATCTCCCGGCTCCTGCTCCATGAAATCACTCATGACCTCATCAATAAACTCCCCCAATGTCAAAGGCTGCTCTTTCATTATCTCTAACGCGCCAGCTATTGCTTGTGAAATGTATTTACTATCCGTCATTTGTATTCTGCTACACGTATCACTATCTCTTTAACCTTTCTGTCATGCCATACCAAACGCTCTGCAATAATAGGAAGAGATTCAGACTCCTCTAATACTTCACCATCTTTAATTATTCTTAAGACAATAACCAATTCCCCCTGCCGTCGAACGTGTAAACATCAAAATACTCCTTATACTCAAACCGAGGTATCATATAACAACGACTTACCTTTTTTCCTGTGCGCCCATCTACCTCACCCGCATCCTTTGCTGGAAATCGATTGCCCTTTAACAAACTATTCAAATCTTCCATAGGTATTACCCAAAGATGCTTGTCTTCTATATTTGGAAAGTAATATGCAAAATGTGTTGCCAATGATGTCCTAACACCACTCGGCTTACCTCGACACTTGTACTCAATCGCCATGTTACCCGAACCTCCCTTAGTCCAATCCTTCTCAAAGTAATCGGTCTTCACTTCAAAAAATACGGGCTCCTCACCAAGACTCTGAAACATTATATCAAACGCCTTAGTATCATTGTATTTTAAAAATGGTATCTCTAACGTAGTCTCTACAAAATGTCTAACTGCCTCCTCACCCTTCTGGCCATCTGCTAAATCCTTCTCAAAGTCGTTATTCATAACATCAAATCCTCTGTAAACTTCTGATTCGCATTAATAATACGTATCTCTAACGGATATTGCAACTGCTTCCTTGCCAACGAACCTGCACCCTCAGTATTCACTACCTCATAAATAATACCCTCATCCGCGTCTATCACGTCCGCACGTAATCCACTAGGCTCAAATATCGCCTCTGTGTAAAACTCATGACCCCAATCCTTCAATGCCTTGCATATCGAAAACTTCATGTCAATATGTGCCTTCGTCTCACTCGTACTCCACCGAAACGCATTCCTGTTCCGATTGCTCGTCCTCAATAACCTACTTACTCTGTTTCTCTGCTCTTGCTTCCTCATATATCCTCCCCATCTTATTTGTACATGCTAAACATGTAACTTCCTCATCCTTATCACTAATCCTAATATCCATATCTCGAAGACTACCCTTCGTACTAGATACGTAACGACCACACGATGTCCAATTTGCGTGCTTCCAATGACCCTTATGCATTATCTTACCCATCTATTTACACACCAACTTGTACATAACTCTCCGACATGACTTACAGGTATACTCTTCTTCAGAATCTGTCGCCACTATATCTTGAGAACCTTCGTTCGAAGATACTATCCTCCCACATTTAGTCCACGGTGTATCTAAATGATACAAATGCATCACCTTACCCACGATTACCCACCATGTCTCCCATTATAGGAACATATGTGTTACCCAACTTACACTTAGAACAATCACTCATCGGACGACCCTCCTTCTTATTACTAAATATAAAATCATCAGCACGTATCTGCGCATG